CAGGTAGCCATCTAGCTACTTGTGGAAGTTGTAAATCTAATCTTTGCATTTTATCAAATGCAGTAACGATTCTTTCTAATTTATCTTTCTTACCTTTATTTCTTTGACTATCTCTAGCATTTGTAATATGTACATCTAATGTTGGAACTTTGCCAATTTTTTGTGCAAGTCTATCTAAAGCAGATAATAATAAGTTTGGTGCTGGTAAAGTATAAGAGTCCATACTATCCATTCCTGCACCTAGTAAATCTCTTATACCATGCTCACCACCATTAAGAATATTTCTAAATCTACTTCTATCTAGAAGAGAGTCGTCATGCATCTTTTTAAGATAAACTGCTCTATCTATAATCTGGTCAGGTGTCACATTAACTCCATGGTATGTCATTTAAGTCTAACATATTGTAACCCTCATAACTAGGAGTGTAATCTAATCCCATATCTGCATATGTTAGTTTTTGCAAGTTTCTAATTACTTTCATTGGAAACCAGCTTGCCATTACTATATCACTTTTATAAGAGTTTTTATTGCCTTTTGAAGCAAAATATGAAAGTTGTTTTGTGTATGCAATACTCTTAGATTGTGCTTCTGGCGAGTAAAAAGGTAAAACAATCTTATGTTCTGCAAACATCGGTGCTAATGCGGTAACACCAAATCTTTCATCCCACTTGTTTTTATGAGTTTCGTGTCCTTCTAATTTTATTCCGTGCATATTTGCAAACTGTTTTGTAGTTTCATCTTGACGTATAGCTTTTTGAAAACCATTTTCTTCTATTACCCAGTGATAACATCCATACATATCAAACCATTTCTTTATAAGATTACGTGCTTCTTCAAGACCACCACCTTGTTGATTCTCCATATCTACCATTTGTAACTTTATATCATCAGCAGATGTTTCTACTGCCCACAAGAATCCTGCTTGATAACCTGTGGCAGCAGGGTCAAGTCCTGCAACAAGGTATGAAGATTGGGGTATGTTACCTAAATCAACATTTTGGTCATAACATTCTTTTATAACTTCTGGATTGAACAAAGACAAACCTTTTGCCTGTGCTTTATTTAGATAAACCATCTCAAATCTTTGTACACCACCAGTAGTTTGTGCATCTCTCTTTCTATTCATAAGCCATTTAAAACTTCGTTTATCTTCCCATAACATACATTCTTTATGGTCATCTTCATCAAACTCTGGTATTACACACATTGAATCATGTGCTTCTTCTACTATTGTTTCCCATGCTTCGTTTTCTAATAATGCAGAATATAAATCATCTGGGTGTTGTCTTGAACCAATAACAACCATTGCTGTATGTTCTTCTTTTCTAGAACCTAATGTGGTTGTCCACCAATTCTTTGTGTTTCTTCTTGATGCAGGTTGCATAGTTGATGAAAAATCTTCAATGTCATCTGCAATAATTATGTCACAGTCTCTTGAAAGAATCTTACCACCTCTACCTAAACCAACCATTGTAGGTGATTTTATACCTGAAACAGTTCTTGTAGATACTGTAAAACCATTTTGTGACCATGATTTACCAGTTCTTGTAGCTGGTTTGAATGAACCATTAGGTCCACAAAAATCTTCTTTGAGTCTTTCATTGTTCTCTAAAGTATCAAGTACAGAAGATACAGAGTTTTTTGCAATATCTTCATTACCACCTATCCAAAGTATTCTTATGTTTGGGTTTCTACATATAAGCCAAACTACAAAATGTATAAGAAGTTCTGTTTTGCCATGTCTTGGTGGTGACAATATCATTTGTTGTCCACCATTAAGTAATGCTTTATTTATAGACTTTATCCATTTATTGTGAAAGTCTGCTGTTTCAAAAGGTACACCTAGTTCTGTAAGAAAGTATCTATCTCTAAAACCTTTAAACTCTTTTAATGATTGCTTTGCATCATCAGATAGTTCCCAGTTTTGTGTTGCTGCTTCTATTTCAATATCTTCACGATATGCAGCCATAAGTCTTGCTACATTACCGACTGTACATCCTAAACCTGCAGCAACTTCTTGTCTAGTAATCTTTCCATTAAGAAGTTCTAATGCATAACCTTCATTAATAAATTTTTCATAATACTGTCCACGTCTTACTGTTGCAGCTTGTGGTTGATTTACATCTTTGATAGGTAGTTTGTATTCTTCACCTTTATCTTTTGCTCTTTTAATACGCATAGATATTCTTCTATAACATTTCTTAGAACAATACTTTGTAGCGTTTGGTGGTAAAGAATTATTGCAATCGTCTGCTATACATACAACATTTACCATTTAACCCTGTTAGCCCAGTATGCTGCAGACATTTTACCTTTTTTAATATTTTTTGCGTGTCTAGCTTTAAAAGACTTTCTCCTTGCTTTCGACCTTGCATCTTGTTTTTTACCTGCAGTAGTCACTCCCTGTTGTCCAAACCTAATTAATTTAAGTTGATGACCTTCTTGTGCTAAAACAATATGTGATTTAGTTTTATGTTTTGGTGTACGCTTTGGTTTATTAACACCTTTTAGTCCGTGTTTCTTTAATAAATTTTTTTTTCTTGCAGAATTACTGTGTGGCATTAGCTCATCTTTGGTTTTCTTTTACCGCTCTGACGAAGTTTTTTAAAGTCAGCTCCAGTAATCTTATCAAAAGGTGGTGCAACTGCTGCAATTTTTTTTTGAGCTGCTGAATATTCTCCATTACCCTTTGGCATTATTTACCTACTTTCTTCTGTGCGTTAACGTGAGCTTTATTAAAACTTGCTCCTCTTCTCATACTATTATACATATACTGTATGTGTTTTTTAGTATGATGCTTAGAATGTTTCTTCATAGCATTTTGTTGTGATTTAGTAAGTTTTGATATATCTACGCCTTTTACTTTCATTTTTTCTTCCTTATCTTTTTAATCTTTCCATTTTTAGTTCTAGCAAACTTATGTGTCTTAGTTTCTCTAATAAGAGTTCCATAATATCTTTTGCCCTTCCACATCCAGCTTACAGTCTTAGCCATTATTTTTTCTTCTTTCTTTTTACAGCTCTTGATTTCTGTACAGCTTTCAAATCTATATATCGTCCTTCCTTATAAGCCTTAGCTGTACTTCGAATTTCACGTGCCACAGACGCTTTAGAATTTCTTTTATTCTGTAAATACTTAGCAGGTACACCTTTCTCATATTTGACCTTTCTCTTACTTTTTTTTCTTGGCACTTTTGCCTCTCTTTATGTCATTATCTTGAGAATGACCACCCCTAATAAAACTATTAACTCTGCCCATAGCCCAAGCAGCCATGGAAGCTGACTTAGAACCTGATGATAAATATGCTCCTTGTCCACGCCTATAAACTCTTGCGAGCTGTCCATACGTGTATTTTGACTTAGCAGCTTTTTTTCTAAGAGTTGCTTTTGTTTTTTCATTCAAGGGTTTCCTTGCAGGTTTCTTTTTCGCCATTATTCCTCTTCTAAACTATTCTTTAAATTTACCATATCTTGCATGTTTTTATTATAGTCAGAAACAAACTTCTCTATCAACGCATCTATCTTAGATACGTTATGTTTTTTATTTATTAATTTAGACCCACAGGCTTCTGATAAGTCTATAGCCCAACTCTTTAAATCCTCTGGTGTTTTAAAAATATTTTGTCGATTTTTTATGGACATGTCCACCTCCTATCAAAAAGATAGTAACTTATGTTACATCTTCTTTTTTCTCTTTTTGCCTTTTTTCATTTTCATTCCGTAATGTTTTGGCATTTAGTTTACCTCCATATCTTTTGTTGTACTCTGTACAACCAAGATTACCACAGAATCTGTATCCACCTTTTATTTTAAATGGATTATGACATGACTTGCATGCCGTTACTTTTCTCATGTAGTTTTATTCTACAATGTTATTGTCTTGGATATTTACAATTGCAAATACTTACTCTTGTATATCCGTTCTTATGTAGAAAAGTTCTACATTTATATTTTTGTTTCATCAGTCATCACCAGCCCAATTAGGGTTACCTTTGTATTCTTCTATACTTGTTCCGTATAAATCTAACATAGTAAGAAAAACTTTTTCTGATACTATCAGACCTTTTTTAATTAACCACTTGTAAGGTGCAGTAAATATTTTATTTTCTATTTCTTTGAATTTATCCAGCATCAGCTAATGTATCCTCCAGCACGTGATAGCTGACCGTCATCTCGTTGACGACTCCTGTCTTCATCATCACATCTTTCGGCACTAGAAGTGTTCGTGAAAAAAAATTTTTATTTTCTGACCTTACTATAGGGTATGTATCTTGTGATAACCATTCAAGTATGTGTGGCACTAAGTCTTCTGGTTTCCACCAATAAACTAATGCAGTTGGGTGTTGCCAATAGAAGAGATAGTCAGGAAAAGTTTTCATAACTGCACCAATCTTTTTTGTGCCATCCTCTTGTACAATCATTATTTCAAGTGCAAAGTTATCTGTATCTTGCATTTTGGTATCAGTTTTTACTTCTACATACCTTGTACCTAATTCATCATTAATAATAAATAAATCAGCACCTTTCATTTGTTCGTCAAACTTTGCATCTCGACAAATAAATCTATTCCCACCTTCTTCATTCTTTAGACTTTCATAATGTCGTCTAATAAGGTGTTCACCTAATTTACCTATTGCGTGTTGTGTTTCAAATGTAAACATTTTATCCTCCTGTAAATAACTTGTTTTATTCTAGCATTGTGTTTATACTATCCACAACAAATAGTTTTTTTTAACTACAGAGTTACAGGTAAGAGCTATCGGACGGCAAAAAGCTGACTGCATCTTATAGATGGACTGGGATTACCACAAAGTCAGTACCCAAGGACTCTAGAAAGAAAAAAATTCAAAAATTTTCCTGATATGTCCGCTATGCTCGAAAATACACACCACAGTCTACAAGTAAATAATACGTATTTTAAACTATACATTATACAGATTTCTGTTAAAATACTACACAGGGAGACTGGTGTGGTCCTTGTTTGGTAATACCTGTAAGTAACCTGTAACAATAACTTCACGCGAGTGAAGATTCAACAAACATCTTACTGGTCTCCCTACTTAAGTTTCTTGTAAATTACCAGAATATCCCGGAAACCTTACGTATATACATACCCCACCCCCTATGTTAAGACTACGCGCACATGCGCACACGCACAGTGCGTAGTATGTGTTGGTATATATCTAGTCTAGGTAAGACTGATGTGTTCTATGTATCAAACGTAATAGTCTAGGTACAGTATGTAGTGTTTTGTATCACAAATGGTAGCCCTATGCATTGAACCATACAACATACGCACGGAGCAATTCAGCAATGTATCTAGGACTATCTCGTGAACTCCATAATTATTATTTGCAATAGCAAACAAAATTATTAGGTAGAACTAACATTACATTGGTCGTTCTAGCATATCAGTTGGGAAACAGTAAAGGCGAACACGAGTTTGTCGCAACTAGCGACAAAGCCTTGACAGTTTGCAACTAATACGCTTAACTCCAATTATTAGTAATGTTAGCTAATAGA